CTGTAGATCTGTTAGCCTTAACATCGTTATGGACAGTCTTAACACTTGCTGCACCTCTTCTGTTTGGGTCATAATTAGAACCCTCTGGTGAATGTCCTCTACGATTGTATGCTCGATTATCTTTAGCATCTCTGGCTAACCGAATTCTATCATTTGGATTTTCAGCATCTGTATGTTGTGCACCAAACGGATTTGATGTATGCGTAGCTTTTTGTAAACGAATCAATTCATCTATCTGGTCAACTTCTTCTCTTGCCATTTTAGAAGCAGTACCATACATTACTGACTTAGCTTCTTTACCATATTTAGATGTGAAGGATTTCATATTCTTCTTCATCCCTTTAACATAGTCTTCACGCTTTTTTAATTCGTCAGGGGACAATGATGCCTCATCAAGGTTTTTAATCTGAGCCATAAACCCTTGAGCTGTGGTATTATCTTTTCTTTCCAAAGCGGTAGCTACGTTATCATACAAAGCTGCTTTTTTTGTTTTACCTTGGTTACGAAATTTTGCTGCTAGTTCTTTAGCAGTCCGTACATCCATCTCTTCAAGGGATTCAACTTCTTCGTATACTTTTGCATCACTACCTGGATTATATCCATGCTCATCTTCTCTATTATACTTCTTAACATTAGAGCCAGTAAACACAGCATCATCATTCTTATTGGCATCTTTAGTTTTTTTGATAGTATGCTTTGCAACGAACTTACGATCGCCTTCAGATTTTGGTTCGTAAATCTCTAAAAAGTTTTTAAGTTTGATCGCCATTTTCGTCCTCTGTTTCGTCTTGATCTTGAGTATCTTCTGATTCAGATGGATCTTCTGATCCATCTTCTAATTCTGTTTCATCATTTTCCGTAGCAGCGAACATTGTTTGAGACACTTCTTCTTTTTTAGCCATTACAGCTTCTGCAGCTTTCTGACCCATTAGGTCATTAAACGCATCCTTAAAAGTTTCTGGTTGTCTATCGAGTACGCTAGCAATCATGTCATCAATTGTAAAAGTTTTTTCAGCCATTTTTCATATCTCCAATTATTTATTTATCTTCCCTCTTGCCCTGATTGTTGGGCCTGAGGAGGATTATCAATTTGTTGTTGTGCTTGCACTTGTTCTGGTGAAGGGAACATAACGCCTAGATACTGAGGATCTCTACTTTCTTCCTCTATCTCTGCATTCATCTCTTCAATATCTTCTTCAGTCTGTTTGAGAATATATTTTCTTACATAGGCATGTGAATAATATTTACCAACGTAAGGATCAAGTTCAGTCAGAATATTCACTCGTTCTTTCATCATCTCAGTATCTTTTAATTCTGCGTAGAAGTTGTCATCAGTATATTCAAATTTAATGTTCTGTGATATTGATTCCCACTCATCCATTGTCATGACCCCTTTAAGGATCAATTGCTTCTCTAGACACTTCAAGAATAATTGTGAGAATTTTAATCTTAGTCTATTAATAAACTTAGAAAATTTAACTTCGTCACGGGTAATCTCAGAGGATCTACCAATATTGAAACCACCTTCACTAGCCAATCTAGATTGAGGAACATTCAATGCCTCATACATCTTCTTCTGGAAGTATTCTACATCAGCCATCTCACCTAAGTTCTGGCCACCTGGTAGTGTAGAAATTTCTGTACCACGACCACCTTCACGACGTGGAAGCCAATAGTCTTCCAACATAGTCATAAATTTACGATCGTCACGGACTTCGCCAGTAGCAGAATCATAAACAATTCTATTCTTATACTTAGTCATCATATCACGCACGTATTGCTCAGCCTTCATTTTAGGAAGGTTACCCACATCAATGTAGAATATTCTACGCTCTGGGGCACGAGAAACACGGTAAATGACCGTTGCATCTTCTAATGTTCTTAGTTGGTTTAGTGCTTTAATTGCTTTGTGTAGATATGATAAGACTAATGTGTTATTAACATCCATCAATCCAGAAGTGACATGGACAATACTGTCCTTAGCAATTTTTACGCCACCTTGTGCAGTAGCAGAATTAGGATTTGATGTTCCTACATTAGATGAGAATCCCTTCTCACTGTACATGTAGAACTCTTTCGAAATCTCTGGGACTATTACTGAGGTTTTTTGATCTTTTCTACGTCTAACTTCTTTTACTTTTCTGATCTTTCTAGGATCGATGTAACGAAGTTCTTGTATACCTTCTTGTGGCTTCGTGACATCAATCACGGCATGGTAGTACAATCTACCATCAATATACCACCTCTTAAAAAGGTCATACGCTTGGTTATTGAAGTTTAATAACTCCATAACGTTTTTGAATTCTTGGGTGATAGCTTTTTTGACGTTATCTGGTTGCTCTACTTTAACTAGATCCATCTTAACTATTTCATCGACATCATCACTTACTATTGCTTCATTTACAATATCATCTACCGCATTTTCTACTTCAGGGTGCATACCCATTTGACGGTATCTGTTAATTAATTCAGCTTCTGTCTTTGCAGAGCCTTCCATATCAACAAATGTACCATACATACCACCAGCAGCAACGAGCAATGCTCCATCATCACTATCAGGCGTTACGAATGAAGGAGCTGCTGCAAACTCAGCTTCCTGATTTTTCCTACGTATCTCAAATCCAAATAAATTTGCCATAATATCCTCAATTATTGAAAAGAGGGGCTAGGCCCCTCTTCCCCATTATTAAATACCGCCTGCGTTACCAGTGATACCGTCAGAAACTTCCCAATAATCGTATTGGAATGTAACTTGGAACTCTTCAATTGCATCTGTTGAATTCCAATCAAGTTCGATTGGAGCGATGTTTGAAGGGTAGATACCGTTAAACGAATAAGTTCTGATTGGCACACCAGTTTTTGAGAACTGGATAACTTGTGCTTGCGCTTTGTAAAGCGAAGGACTTGCACCACCAAATGTTCTTAGGTTGCCTTGTAATGATTGGATTTGGTTAGACCATTGTTCCATTGCATTACGGATCAAGAAATCTTCGTCGTTGATAATAGTAACTGTCCAATCAGCAAATGTTCTGTCACCAGCTAATCTAATTTTACGACCGAAGTATGGAACCTCAATTGTACCAAGAGTTGATGCTGGAATCTGTGCTGCTTTTACTAAGAATGGAACCTTAATATCTGCAACACCATTCGCTGGGTTTTGAATTGTCACTTGGAAAAGCGAGTTTCTCGCTCCTCCAAGGGTTAGCTGACTTCTAATTTCATTTACATTAAATGCCATGATTGATTCTCCTTTGTGTTATTTATTACTTCATATACTGTATATAATATATTTATTGTTGTTCTTCCTATACAATTTTTATAAATAGTCTATAATATCGCTCTAAGGGAAAAAAAATGACCGTCCCATATACTTATCTCATTGGTTGGCCTGAACATAATTTGTTTTATTATGGTGTTAGATATCGGTCAAACTGTAATCCCGACGACTTTTTTATTAAATATTTTACATCCTCTAAATTGGTTCATGAGTGTATGCTCAAATATGGTATGCCTCCGTTAAGGGTTATTAGAAAGGTGTTTGATACTCCTAAGCAGGCTATTGTTTGGGAACGTAAGGTATTACAGCGTTTGAAGGTATTGTATAATGACAAATGGTTGAATAAAAATATTGCTGGGGCAATTGAATTTGATGAACGTATAAGATCCCTTATGTCGGATGCTAAACGTGGTTGCGCCTGGGTACATAAAGATGGTAAAAAATTGTTAATTCGTAAGGAGTTGTTAAGTATATATTTGTATAATGGCTATTTGGCTGGCCATGGTCAGAAGATATCAGGAGCCAAAAACCCTATGTATGGCAAACATCACACGTCGGAAACCAAGCAAAAAATAAGCGCTTCTAATAAAAGATCTACTATTACACCGGCTGGAAGAGTAGCCAAATCAATCTTTATGGCAACCAACAATCCTATGAATAATATGGATATAAAATTACGTCACAAGATAAAAATGCAGGATCTCAAGAGTGCTAGTAAAATGGTATACTATAACGGATCAATATATCTATCTTTACGAGAAGCTCAACTACATCATCCACATATAAAATACTCTACTTTATCATACAAGTGTAGAAATAAAAAAGACGGCTGGTCTTTTGACCAGCCGTCTTAATTAATATTATATCAATATACTAAAACTGTCCTACAACCTCCGAAAACTCGACACCTGTTCTAACCGCTACGAAATTCAACTGAATAAAGTTGATTGAACGTGCTGGTTTGATGTAGATGTCACCTACAAACTCATTGCGATCGATAACCTCGCCAGTGTTATTTGTTTCATCACAAATAACTTTGAAGTCATAGATACCGCGACGACCTTGTACATCACGCAAGAATGGCTCAACCAAGTTTCTGAATTGAGATCTTGTGAACGAATCGTTAAATTCGAATAGAGTAAATTTGGCAGCTGTTGCAATTGCTTTTTCTAGTACGATGAATAAACGACGTACGTTGATACGATCGAATGCTGATGGTTTAGCTAATAG